AAACAAATAAAAAAGGAACTAATTATAAAAAGAGATACGATGATCTAAAAAAACATTATGATCAAAAGATTGCTAGTTTTAAACAAAAAGAACAAGAACTTCAAGCTTTAGCAAGGACAAATCAACCAGAGTATGCTCCTCCTAAAAGTTCTGAAGATCTTGAAAAATTTAAAACTGAATATCCTGATCTATATGAAACTGTAGAAACAGTTGCACATCTTCAAAGTCAACAACAGACTGAAGAATTGCAACATAAACTAACGGCTCTTGAAGAAAGGGAAAGAATGATTTCTCGTAAAGAAGCAGAAACAGCTTTACAAGAACAACATCCTGATTTTGAAGATATACGAGGTGATGAAAAGTTTCATGAATGGGCAAAAATTCAACCTGATCAAATTCAAGATTGGATTTATAATAACCCTGATAATGTAAGTTTAGCTATCAAAGCAATCGACCTTTATAAAATGGAAACTGGTATTTCTACTACTAAACAAACCAAAAAGTCACCACAGTCCAGACAAAATGCAGCAGACTTTGTATCTACTAAAACAACAACTGTAGATACTAAAGAGCCTAAGATCTGGACACAACGGGAAATCGCAGCTATGTC